TAATTTTTTGATTAAACCTTTGTTTTTACCAAAAGTATAACCGTAGTTAGCTCTGTCGGCTCTCCAAACTCTTGTAGATCCTGCAACTTTTTGTACGAGTTTTGGGTTGTTCTTAATATGATCTAATACTCTTGTTGCGATGTGTCTTCTAACACCCTCCGCTGTTTGAGCAGGACTTCTATCAATTTTATATTTTACATTGATTTCCCAATTTTCAAGTTCAAGGTCTTCGAAATTACCATCAGAAGTATCTCTACCTTCAAATTCTATATTAGCAGTGAATGTATTTTCATTATCAGCTTTATATGTTATTAAAACTAAATAACGGTCAATTTGTTTAGATTCTTCTTCTGCCGAGTCCAAGAAAATATCTAAGAAACCTTCTGAGTGACCGAAACCTAAATCAGTGTTATTTTGAAACCCTCTAAGGTTTACTGTTAAAGTATTTTGAGTTCCTAAATATTTTCTATCGTCTGCTGCGGTTTCTCCAATCGAATCAAAAGCTTGACTTAAGACCTTGTCAGTCATTGATAATGCGTATAATTTATGATCTTTTTTGATTGCATCAATCATTTCAGGGAAAGCATATTCAAATACGTCAATTTCTCTTTGACTCATTTGAGAATCTTGAGTATCCCAATATCTTGAGGTTCCTTCATCATCAATATGAATGGCAACTTTTGAGTAATTCTTATTGGTTGATTTACTTTTATTGATTATAAAATATAGTCCTTGTCTACCTGATGTATATCTACCAAAGTGACCACCATCTTTTACAGTTACACACCATTTTGTGTTGGAACCATACTTACAAGAGGCTTCTTCAGTTTTTGGTTTTACAACAAGAAATTTATCATCTTCGTAAATTTTATCAGCTTGTTTTTCTTTTTCTTTTTCTATTTCTTTTTCCTGAAACGGTCTCAATGATGATGAAAGTTCTTCAAAACTCTTGTATTGATTGATGTCCCTCTTTTCTAAATTTTGTTGGTATTTGTGAAATCCATTTATCAAATCTACAACCTCTTCAATTTGATTAAAGTTTTCTAAGGCATCGGCGGATGAGTTTGGATTTAGATTTTTTAACACAAAATCTGTGTACTTGTGATTATAATTGATTAGGTCAGAATCAGTTAATACATAATCCAATTGTTCAGGATGATCTTTGAACTTATTGGCATATTTTTTTTGTAAATCTTCTTTACGACCTTCTTTCAATAAAATCGACATAAACTTCATAGTCATAAATATACAAAAAGGGAGTTATTATCTCCCTTTATGGTAGTCCCGCGTGGAATCGAACCACGAACATCTCATTAGAAGTGAGAAGTTATATCCATTTAACTACAGGACCATATTATTTCCAAAACAATTGTATTAAAACAATTGAAAATGATAACCCTAAACAAATTAAGGTTTTAAGTGTCATGTGTTCTTTAAATAAACCAATTGACATTCCTGTGAATACCATTATACCTAATGCAAAACCAATCAGTCTACTTGGCCAAATTTGACCACCGAATCCATCAACATACATTCTTACCGCAACAATATACAAATAACTTACGGGGATACTTGCAAGTAAAATAACCCACATATATTTCTCGTACCATCCGTACTTAATTGCTCCTTGTAATTGCATAAACGAACCAATTTGACCTAAGATCATGATTAACGTTGCAATTAATACTTTAACTAAACTCATTGTAACAAATATAGTAAAACTTTGTTACAAAAAAAACCCCCACCATAGGTGAGGGTTCAATTTATTTAAAGATAAGATTATCTACCGAAGATATATCTGATACCGAATTGAGCTGTCCACACATCAAATACTGATGAGTTTCTGCTGTAAGTATCTCTTAGTAAACCTGTTGTTCCATCAGCAAATTTTTGAGTTGCTAATCTGTAGACTGGTTCGTTATTAACAACTGAATTATAAGTTAAGATAGTTGGGTTTGTTGCTCTTTGAGAAACACCCCACTTATCGTTCACCATATTACCGAAGTTAAGGATATCAAATCTTAATTGAATTGTATTTCTTTGACCTTTAACGTTAACGAAGAAATCTTGAGTAACAGATAAGTCAAATCTGTGTAACCAAGGTAAGAAAGAAGAGTTTCTTTCTGCGTATTGACCTCTACGAGTTGATAAGTAATCATCTTGACTGATATAAGCGTCAAACGCTGCTTGTTGTTCAGCTTCAGTGTATACTCTTGTACCAACTGTAAGTGGTGCAAATTTGATGTCAGAACCTTTGTTAGGAACGAAGATCAATTCGTTGTTGTTTACTCTATCACCGTTTAAGTCACCCGCTACGATATAAGAGAAACCACCACTTCTTTGACCTACGTAACCTAAAGTTACTGAAGTTGCTGCACCATATCCCTTTTTACCATATTCAATTCTGTAACCTAACAAACCGACTGCTCTATCAGGAACTAAGAAATCTGAATTTGATAATAATGGATTGTTGTTACCGTTAACACTTCTAATTGATTGCCATGAACCTGATGCGATTGAACCAGCACTCATGAAATCTTTTGCGTTAGATTTAGTATAAGCAATACTACCAAAGAAACCTTTAGTGTATGGTTTTTCTAATTTAACACTTAGAGCGTTGTAGTATGTATCATCATTTTCAGTTAACACAGCACCCATAGATACGTTGTTGTTTACTCTAACACCAGCATCGGTTCTTGCATATAACGCTCTTGTGTCAACTCCACTGAAATTACCAACTGGATCTTTCAAGTTTGCGTTATAATAATGAACAGCATTGATGTTTTTGTTGTAAAGATATTCTACCGAACCAATTAACCCTAAAGGTAATTTTTGGTCAACTGCAATATTAGTTTTCCAAACCTGAGGGAATTTGTAATTAGGGTCAGTGAATGCTAAATCAAATGTAGATGGTAATGTTGGAGTCTGAGGGATAAAATATTTCTCAGGGTTAGCAGTGAAACCGTATCCCGCTGCAGCTGCACCACTTACATCAATAAATCCTGTTAACACACCGTTGTTACCAACTTGGTTAGAAACAAACACATACGGAGGACGACCTGTGAATACACCTGTACCACCTCTAAATTGTGTTTTGCTTTCACCTTTTACATTATAGTTAAAACCTAATCTTGGTTCTAACAATTTTTGTGTTTTAGGTAATACGCTTGTATTGAATTTTTCACCATTAGCGAATGTCATTGCAGTTACCGCAGGGTTTTCTAAAGCTGTATTTTGGAAATCAATAATAGCAATTCTCAAACCACCTGTAACTTTCAATTTATCATTTACTTGGTATTCATCTTGACCATAAATGTCTAAACGAGTTGACTTCAAAGTTTGCATTGGGTCAACAGCTCCAGGTAATGCAGAATATCTGTATTGGAATCTGAATGGTGCCAACGTTGATGGTTTTCCACCATTAGCTAATGATTGATTAGCTGCAGTGTAGAAATCAGCCAAACTGTTGAAGATATAAACACCATTCGAAGCAGGGAAAAATAAGTTGTTAGATTGATACTTTTCTAAATTGAAACCAGCGGTTAAAGTGTGTTTGTTAGCATACTTTGTTAAGTTGTTTGTTATGTGGAAAGTATTATAATCTAATTTGTTCCCTGGTGTGAATGGATCAAATCCTGTAGTGATATAGTTTACCCTTGCAGATGTTCCATCAGCGATATCAATCGTTGGGAAAACACCTGACATGTAAGCTCTATCTTCAATTTGTTTGTCATATCCAACAATCAAATTATTGTGAAGAGTGTTTGAAAACTTACTATTCAATTCAAGTACCGCAGAACGGGTGTTATCCATGATAATATATCCACTGTTCTTATAACTCATAGAGTTGAATTGAGTAGTTCTATTACCAGCACCTGCTGATTGAGAATTTGAAATGTTGATTTCAGCATCAGAGTTGTGATGAACGTAACGAGCAGTTAATTTATGTTTGTCGTTGATGTTCCAGTCCACTCTCACTAAGAATTTTGAAGAAGCATTTGTATTAGAATAACCTTCCCAAGGACCTGTAGTATAGTTGAATTTTTCTTTCATGAAATCAGAAAGAGTTTTCAAATCATTATATTGAACTCTTGTAGGTTGAGCACCACCTAATGGTGAACCTGCAGATGTCCAAGTAGTACCTGGTTCAGTTTTTTCCAAAAATTCATAGTTACCAAAAATGAATAATTTGTTCTTGATGATTGGTGCACCTAAACGGAAACCTCTTACTACTTCATCGAATTTTGATGCGGTTACAGGAACTCCGTAAGCTTTATCACCAACATAACGAGAACTATTATCTCTTTGTGTCTGATAATAAGAACCTTCAATTTTGTTAGTACCTGAACGTGTTACCGCGTTGATACCAGCACCAACGAATCCACTTTGACGAATGTCAAAAGGTGCAATGTTTACTTGAAGTTGGTCAATCGCATCTAAAGAGATTGCTGTTGAACCTGTTCTACCACCAGCTTGTGCTGAAGAACCCAATCCAAATCCATTGTTGAATTGTGATCCATCAATTGTGAAGTTATTCAAACGACTATCAACAGCACCAAACGATGATCCATCACCCAAAGGATTATACTTTGTGATTGAATTAATTGTTCTTGCTCCTGTGATAGGAATAGTTTGAAGTTCTCTTCTTCCAAAAACCTGAGATGCTCCCGTTCTATCTTTGGAGAAAGTGTTATTTCTTCCCGAAGTTACGGTAACTTCTTTCAACGTCTTTGATTCTTCAACTAAAACAACATTGATGTTGCTTGTTAAACCAAGAGAGGTGTTAATGTCTGTTACTTCTTTCATTTTGTAACCTACATAAGATACGTGTACAACATAAGGACCGCCAGGACGAACTGCAGGAATTGTGTAAACACCCGATTTGTTTGTCTGAGATTTGTACTCGGATCCTGTTGGTTGGTGTACAGCGTGAACTGTTGCACCCACTAAATTTTCCCCCTTTTCATTTTTCACAACACCTGACAGGGTCGAAGTCGTAATCTGCCCGAAAGATGTTAACGCCACCATAAAGGATAAAAGTGACATCATGATTGTTTTTTTCATTTTGTTTTGTTTTTTGGTTTATAAATAAAAAATCCCGAAGACACTAAGCCGACGGGATTTGTTTAATTGATGTGTTAAAAAGATTATTTGTTCGATTCACAAAATTGTTTTTTCCTGTTAATTGAAATACCTCAATAAGTATAATCTAAAACGACAGAGTAGTCAAACTCTCACATTACATTTTTGTTAACATCTTATATTAAATTGAGAATCAGAGAAAAATTTTTTTTAATTTTTTTTATTAGATTCTATTAATTGATTAATTAATTCTTTATCCTCATTGGATAAATTTTGAAACCATTCTGAACTTAGATCGCTGAACAATTTTTGGTCCTCATAATTTGGTTGACCGTTTTCATCGCAAGGAAAAACGGATGTTGCACTTACATAAATGCAAACAGACGATAATTTTATTAGTTCTTCCATAGTTTTAAATTAGTACTCCCAACGGGATTCGAACCCGTATTACATCCGTGAAAGGGATGTGACCTAACCCTTAGTCGATAGGAGCAAAGAAACAAACTTTTCGTACCCGTTCGTACATCATAACCAATATATTCCTATACCGGTGATCACATTTTCGTCATTGGGTAGCTACTCCCGACTTATAGTGATTCTACCCTCACCGCTCTGATACCGCGAATCAAGACAGCGTCTTTGGGATTTATAGACAGAGGGGTTCCACCACCGTCTTTGTTTGTTTTGGTGGAGATGGCGGGAATCGAACCCGCGTCTTACAATATTAACATAAACAGACTACACGTTTAGCACAACATTGATTCTCAATGTTTCGAAATATTAGGTTTGATATATGTGAGAACCCTACCTACAAACAACTTGGTCTCAGAATTATTTTAAACGAGCTCTGACCTGTCACCCGTATATTGAGCTTCTGTTCCTAGGTTAATGCTCTAACCGACCCGAACGTTGTTCTCTACCCCTTAGGCAGCAACAACAGATGATTCTCTAGTTAAACCTAAAGCAGCCATCTTAGCAAAAGTATTGCCATTTAATTGTCTTCACCGTGGATTTGAGTCATAGATGAATTCTGACTACGTGCCTGTCTACCCTAAGTACTGCAATCAATACCTGGACATCCCCATAATTTCAAATAACTTTGTCAAAGGTAAGAATAAATATTATACAAACCAAACGAAATTTATATTTATTGGAAAATCAATATAGTTGGCAACTTCACAATTATTCCAAAATTTAAGAAAATACACAAAAGGTCAGATTGAAACTGGTGAACTTTATTCGTCGGATTCAAACTTATATGATATTAGACCAAACACTACAAAGGGGTTAACTAAGTTAATTTTTGATTTCAAGGATAACGATCAGTTTTTCAGATTTTTGAATATCGGAGATGACGATGCTTGGTTTGCAAATGTGGTAACTCATCCATATGGTGAAGGATATAATTTCCAAGATTCATCAATGACAGATGAAGATTTCAAACAAGGATATAATGTTTTTTATGATTTTAACGAAGAAAACATAGAAACTTTCAAAAGAGTAATCAAAATTATCGACCCTGGATTCGATTATAGTGATTTTCCTGATGAAGAGTCAAATAAAAGAGCCGCTAACATACTTTTGAAACTTTTCGAAAAGGAGACAAATAGATTAGTTGATAATTGGAGTATGGAAAAGGAAATCGCAGCAAATACATCTGCCAGAGATGTTGTTGAAAGTGAAATAGATAAAGCTTTGGAAGAAAAGGGTTTCAAATTACACGATAAATTTGATGCGGTTTCGATTGATGTAGGTCATTTGATAATGTTATATGTTCAGAACGGAAAAATATGGTTAAACTTTAGAGATCTTTTCAAAACAGCATTCGAAGATACAGATATTGGAGGGTGGAGTAATGATACTTGGGAATATTTTAGTAATGCAGATTTAGATTCTGAATCTTTCAATAGAGACGTTTGGAATTATTTAAATAAATTGGAAGATACCTTGGAGGATAGTGAAAGTTTACAAGATTATATTGCAATGATTGATAGAATCACTGCAAAATTTAAGCCGGGAGTTTGGTATAATTTACCAAAATTAAAAGGAGTTCAGTTTGCAATTAGAGACTTTGATAAAGACACAATGAAAATTGTTGTTGCACTTCGATATGAATTGAAGAGTATGCAAAGAAAGGTTTCCGAAGAAAATTTTTACAATCTATTATATCAACCTGAATTATTTGACTTCGGATTTGGTAGAATGTAAAATTTTTTGTACATTTATACCAAACAATTATTAATGTCTCAAGATTTAGATTTTTTAAAATCAGTATTAAGTGTCCCAACCAAAACTTATCAAGAAGGTAAGATGGTGGAATATATCACCAATTGGTGTAAAGAAAACAATTTAGATTATCATGTGGATAAATCTAACAATGTATACGTTACTAAGTTTGAAGATATGGTACCCGAGGATTTTTATTTTCCTTGTGTTGTTGCACATACAGACACGGTACATAATTTAGACACTATCAATATTGTTGAAGAACAAAAGTTGAATGCTCAAGGTGAGGTTAAATTATCTTTGAAGGCATATAACGACAACGGGGATCCAACAGGAATTGGTGGTGATGATAAGGCGGGTGTTTTTGCTTGTTTAAAGTTATTAACTGAATTACCATATTTGAAAGCGGCTTTCTTCGTTTCTGAGGAAACAGGATGTCACGGATCTTCAGAGGCAGATGAAGAGTTTTTTAGTAACGTTGGATATGTTATTCAGTTTGATGCACCTGAAAATTGGATGATAACAGAAAAATGTTTTGGTCAAGTTCTATTCGACCGAGAATCTGAATTCTACCAGGCTTGTAATGAAGTATTAACTGAAGGGATGAATAATGATGACATGGAATACATGGTTCATCCTTACACTGATGTTTGGGCTTTAAGAAATAAGTTCGATTTTTCTTGTATTAATTTCTCAATAGGATATTACAGTTATCATACAAAACATGAATATGTTGTTGTTGAAGATGTGTACAACGGAATTAATATGGGTAAGAAAATGATTGAGAAATTAGGTTATAAATTACACTATAAAAAATCAGTTCCATATCAGAAGAAAAATAGATTGTGGATTTAAATAAAATCCTCTAATTTTTCCATATGTTGCTTCACAGTGGGGTGATCAGATATATCTTTGATTTCTTGTCCACTATCTCTCATATATTTCAATTGATTTGCAATCTTTTCAATTTGAAATTTAACCATTTTCGACAATGAAGGGTATTCTTGGATATATTGAGATAGTCTGAATAACATCTTAGCCATTTCTATTGGCATTTTAGATTTTAGAACAATTTCTCCAATTTTTTTCTTTGCAAAAGAATCCGCATCCAATTCCATCTGCCAATATTTTTCAGATAGTTCTTCGAAATCATCCAAACTATCTATTGTTGGGTTTCCCATTTTGAAAACTGAAATCTGTTGTTCATGACGAATTTCATGGAAGATAGTATACAAAAAATCACCGATACTTGCCATGTAGTTTGGTGAACATATAATGACCGCTTTATCAGTTCTAACCCCACTAAATCCTGTTGAACAGCTATTCAAAAATTTGATTGTATAATTATTTTCTCTAATAAAAGACTTGACATATTCTGATATAGAATCAATTTCATTCTTGTACTCATCAGGGAATCCATCTCTGAATTTATCCATGATTCTGTCAAAATGAGATGCTCTTCTAGCTTCCTGTTGTTCCTTCATTAAATGTTTAATTAGATCAATCATAATCATAAATACAAAGAACCCCCACATTTCTGTGAGGGTTCGAATTTTATCTTGTCTTTTTAATCTTAACCTCTTCTCCGTCAACAATTACTTTATAGTTTTTGTTTTCTTCGATAGTTCCTTTAAGAACTTCTTCGGACAATAAATCTTCAACTTTATCTTGAATTGCTCTCTTCAAAGGTCTTGCTCCGTAAAGTTCATCATATCCTACTTTTGAAATGAAATCAACTAATGTTTGATCATATGAAATCTTATAGTTCATTTCGTTTAAACGAACCATCAATTTCTTGATTTCAATCTCAGCGATTTTGTTGATATCATCACCTTTCAAGCTGTTGAATGTAATAACATCATCAATACGGTTAAGGAATTCAGGTGAGAAGAAATTTTTAAGTTCTTTCATAAGAACATCTTTTTTCTTTTCATCATTACTGTATTTGGAAGAACCAAACCCAATACCTGTACCAAAGTCTTGAAGTTTCTTAACACCAAGATTAGATGTCATGATAATCAAAGTATTACGGAAATTAATCTTTCTTCCTAAACTATCTGTAACATGACCGTCATCCATGATCTGAAGTAAAACTGAGAATATATCTCTGTGAGCCTTTTCTACTTCATCGAATAGAATTACTGAGTATGGTTTGTTCTTAACTTGTTCAGTAAGTTGACCACCCTCATCATACCCAACGTAACCTGGAGGAGCTCCAACCAATTTGGAGATGGTGTGTTTTTCTTGGTATTCACTCATATCTACACGGATTAAAGAATCTTCAGTACCGAAAATTTCTTTTGCCAATTGTTTTGCCAAGTGAGTCTTACCAACACCTGTTGATCCTAAAAAGATGAATGAACCAATTGGTCTATTTGGATCTTTGATTCCGATACGGTTTCTACGAATCGATTTTGCAATTTTGAGAACTGCTTCATCTTGACCAATAACTTTCTCTTGAAGAATTTTATCAAGGTTAACAAGAGCCTTGGTATCATCAATTGACATCTTAGATACTGGAATCTTTGTCATTGTTGAAACAACGTCATAAACCAACTCCAAAGAAACTTCACGTTTTGAAAGATTCATCTCTTCTTCGAATTTCTTCTTGGCGTCTTCAAGTTTAACGATGATTTTTCTTTCTTTGTCTCTTAACTCAGCTGCTTGCTCATAGTTTTGTTTCTTAACAACGTCCAACTTTTGTTGTTTGATTTCCGCAGCCTTTTGTTTTAGCTCCTCGATTGCCTGTGGTACTTTCATTTCCAGTTGACAACGAGCACCAACTTCATCTAAGATATCAAATGCCTTATCAGGGAATTCACGATCCGTGATGTATCTATCTGCAAGTTTAACACAAGCATCCAATACTTCATTAGTGTAAGATACTTTATGGAAGGTTTCGTATTTCTCTTTTGAGTTAAGAAGAATTTGGAATGTTTCTTCTTTTGTCGCACCATCTACAACAACTTTTTGGAAACGTCTTTCAAGTGCCCCGTCCTTTTCGAAATTTGTTCTATACTCATTTAGAGTGGTTGCACCGATACATTGAATTTCACCACGAGAAAGTGCTGGTTTGAAAATGTTAGATGCGTCCAAAGATCCTGAAGCATTTCCTGCACCAACTATTGTGTGGATCTCATCAATGAATACTACAATATTTGGATTAGCTTGAAGTTCTTCAATGATTACTTTCAATCTCTCTTCAAATTGTCCACGATACTTTGTACCGGCTACTATTGAGTTGATGTCCAAGTTAACAATTCTTTTGTCCATCAAATTTTTAGGACAATCCCCGTTGTAGATTTTCATTGCAAGTCCTTCTACAATTGCGGTCTTACCACAACCTGGTTCACCGATAATAATTGGGTTATTCTTTTTCCTACGAGAAAGAATCTGTGCAATACGGATGATTTCTTTATCACGTCCAATAACAGGATCAAGTTTACCTTGTTCTGCTAATTTAATTAAATCTCTACTGAAGTTATCCAACACTGGGGTTGAACTATCAGATTGAGATTTCTTTTTGCTCATCATTTTGTCATCGTCATCGAGTAGGTCATTCATAATTTATAAATTTTAACAAAGGTGTATCAAAATTTGGACATAAACAAATTTATTGTCAAATTGTCAGTGATTTATTTTTTCATATGTCATTTTGTCGTAATATGACTGACGGCATCAAACTTGATTCTGATTATAATAAATAATAAATTTTAAAAAACAAAAATTAAAACTATGATTTACGGTTCAGATTTAGACAGTATTTTCGAAAGAGTATTCGGTAATAATCCAAACTCTTATTACAAAACATCAGTTATTACCAAAGGTAAGGAAGAAGAGAATAACTATGAAGTAAACCAAACAAAAGATGGTGCATATCTTTTCTTCGAGGCTCCAGGATTTAATAAAACAAACCTTAAGGTGGAAATTGAAAGTGGTGTTATGACAATTGAAGGAAACCGAACATATAAAATTAATGGTGAAGAAGTTTCCAAATCAATCCACAAACAATTTAAACTTGGTACAGAATATAATGCTGAATTAATTGAAGCAACAATCGAAGATGGATTATTGACTGTGTTTATTCCTGGTTTCAAGAAACAAGAAAAGAAAAAAATTAGTCTTCTTTAATAATGTAAGCTCATACAAGATCAGATCCCTCGCCAAATGGTGGGGGATTTGTATTTATTGATATGGCAAAAGATTGGAAATTTTTTTTAGGTGAGATGAAAGAACTTAGAGAGATACTTGACATGTATCTCGAATTGAGAATGCATTTCCAAGAATTAGGTTTTACTGAAAAGGAATTGGAAAGACCTAAAACATATACGAATAAGATGCATAATCTCAGAATTAATATTGCCGCATTAAACCATGCTTTACTTAAGAAGGTTAATAATTATGGTTTTGATGTTGATGAAAAGAAATATAATGACTATATCTTATCTTTTTTTCAAAAAATTAACGACTTAACACCACTAAAAGAAAATGGCGATAATCAAGGAAACGATAAATGGGACGAAGATTATTAATGAAATTAAGTCTTCCAATATCAAGAAAACAGAATACGACACAGAAACAAAATTAATGGTCTGTGAATTCAATAACGGTCTTGTTTACGAATATAAAGACGTACCTCACGCAGTTTATACCAAATTCAGAATGTCTGAATCACAAGGTAAATTTTTTACAACAGACATATCAAAGAAGTATCAATATAAAAAACTCTAATACACAGAGTATTTATATCTGATGAGCAATTTTCAGAAAATATTAGATAGTTTCAATCTTAGAGACACTCTTAATCCAAAAATATGGGATAATCCAGAAGATCCCAAAAAGGCAAAAATGAAACCAAAGGTTAAGAATGGTTTAATGAAGATTGCCAACGAATTTATCGATTATCTTGGAGATGATGCTTTCGTGGAAGATATTACTCTAACAGGGTCACTAGCCAACTTTAATTGGTCTGAATATTCTGACTTTGATTTACACATCATAGTAGACCTTAAAAAATTCGGAAAGGAAGAAGAAACTTATAAAGAAATTTTCAATCTAAAGAAACAAGTTTTCAACGACAAACACGACATCAAGATTTTCGGATATGATGTTGAATTGTATGCCCAAGGTTCAGAAGAGAAACACGAAAGCTCAGGGGTTTATTCTGTGATGGAAAACAAATGGATTAATCAACCTGAGAAATTAAAGGCTAAAATAGATAAATCGATAATAGAAGATAAGGTTAAGAACTGGAACGAAAAGATCGAGAATGCTTTAGAAGAATTAAAGGGAGATGAGTTAGAAAAAGGAAAAAAGAAAATTGACGATTTAAAAGATAAACTAAAAGAATACAGAAAGTCAGGGTTGGATAAAGAGGGTGAATTATCCTATGAAAATTTGACATTCAAATTCTTAAGAAGAAATGGAATGATTGAAAAATTATTCAACACTTATAACAACTATATGGACAAAAAATTATCTATCGAACAATTTCTATCAGAATCTATAAAAAAACATTTGAATGAGTTTGATAGTAATCATTTATTAGGTGGTAGCAATATGACAATTCCACAAGACGGAGCTCATGGAGGACAAAGTGGTTGGCATTCGAGTAATGCCTGGGATATCAAAGCATCAATTGGAGATCCTGTTTTTGCGTTAGCCGGTGGAACTGTTCAAACTTTTTCAGATTACGGTTCAGATGTAATCAAAAGAGGTGGAAAGAAATTATACGGACAAAGTTTTACAGTAGATAGTGACGGTGGTTTACCTGACATTTATTACACACATTTACAAGGTGTTAAAGTTAGAAAAGGGGACAAGATCGAATGCGGACAATTAATTGGATATGTTATGGATTTCCCTGGTAGTTCTTACGACCACGTACATATAGGAATTGAATCAGGACATAATATTCGTGAATTCTTAAATGATGATGGTTCACTTAAATGTGCTAAAGGTCAAAGATTAGGTAAATACGGAAGAAAATTCAGTGAAGATAGTGAAATATCAGATTTGGTTGGAGACTCAAAATTTATTCAAGAATTGATGAGAATGGCAGAATCTAATAAAAGTGTTTCATACTCTCCAGGTAAAATTACATATGATAAAGACGTAGAAGCAATACAAACTGCCTTACAATTTTTAGGGTTTTCATTACCAAAATGGGGTGTGGATGGAAAATTTGGTCCTGAAACTGAAACCGCAACAAAAGAATTTCAAAAGTCTGTGAGCTTAACAAGTGATGGAAAAATAGATGGGTTTGATTTAAGGTATTTGACTGCTATGTTAGTGATTAGAAAGTTTTCTGACGATGATTTGTCAAAAATCCAAAAAAACAAAGAAATTGACACGGGAAATATTACAGATAAAAATTTCTATGAAAGATTATTAACTGAATTAGGTGCACCTGTAACTTCAGAAAATTTGAAGTTTCTATATGCTTGGAGACAAGCTGAAGGTAGAGGAGGAAAATACAACCCATTCAACACTACATGGAAAAGACCAGGATCAACTAAGATGAATTCCGATGGTGTACAACACTACTCTTCTTTGGAGGACGGTATGATTGCAACACTAAAGACTTTGAGAAATGGGTTCTACGATTGTATTGTTAACGGATTGAAAAATGATATAGGGGCAGCACAAATTGCAAAATGTCCTTCACTTAAAACGTGGGGAACGGGTAATTTAGTTGCCAAAGTTGTAAAGTCTTACGAGTCAGGGTCTTCTCCAAACATCAAAAGCCTCGCATAAAATAAAATTATTCTTAAGGAACGTATATTTATAAAGAAAAAATTAAATGGCATTAGTTACATATTTGATAGGACCCTGTGTCGGCGGAGCATCGATCAACGTTGATTTCAATAGTAGTTCATTACCTACTGTTGGAGGAAACTATTTTTTAAGATTCACGGGTGCAACAACTGAAGGTTGTTATGAAATTTTAGACACTGCAGAACCAGGAGACGGAACAGACGTTGTAAGTTATATGTCATCAAATTATGGTGATTGTGTTACTTGTCAAGCAGTGGTAACACCAACACCGACAGTAACAACAACTGCAACAGTCACACCAACAGTAACATCAACTGCGACAGTTACACCAACAAAATCTTCAACACCAACACCAACACCAAGTATCACAGCATCACCAACTTTAACGCCAACAAAAACTGTAACACCAACACCAAGTATCACAGCATCTGCAACAAGTACACCATCTGTTACGCCAACTAGTTCACCAACACCGAGTGTTACATCAAGTGCTACTCCAACACCTTCGGTAACAACAACTAAAACACCAACACCAACACAAACAGGAACTGCAGGAGTTACTCCAACACCAACTGGAACTGCGGCAGTAACACCAACACCAACACAAAGTGTTACACCAACTGAGACGCCAACACCAACACCTACCCCAACAGAATTTGGTACATTCTACGCTAACTCTTATTATGAATTTACAGACGAAATGTTTGGATCTTATAGTGGAGGAACTTATGACCCAAGTAATGGACCGTTACCAAGACCCGCGAATCAAGCAATGATTGGAGATGAAAGAGGAACTGTATATGATAAAAGCGCAATTAGACTTGGAGGTTTCGACGGATTAAATAATTAAAAAATTAAATAGAAATAACATGGCAGACATCAGACCATTAGGAAGTGAAAAATTGGACGGATTAGATAAGATTAAAAGAATCATGGAAATTGCTAACTATAGAGAAGCAAATTCTCAATCCAACAATGAAAAATCTTCTACAGAATATAACATCACATTTGCGGATGGTAATCAATACGGAATCGTAAAAGAAAGACAAGGTTACATCATCAAGCAAGTTGTAAATGAAGGCCAATCAGATTATATTGAGCCAATGAAAAATAGAAAATATTTTTCAAGCTATTCTCAAGCATTAAGAAAACTTAACTTGATGATAAAAGAAAATAATTCTGTTGTAGGAAATGAAGAAGAACTTTCTTTATTTGGTGAACAAAAAAAGTTTGTTTTAAAGACGCCTCAACCACCAGTTGAAGATATTCCGGCACCTCCTGCAGAAGCACCTGTTGCACCAAGTCTTCCTGAACCTGAATTACCAGCGGCTGAGGAGCCAATGCCAGATGCTGAGACACCTGTTGATGACGTAGCGGTTGATACTGAAGTAGATGTTGAATCAGACCCAATGGATCAAGAACAAGTTACGTTCAAAACAATTCAGAAGTTAACAGGTAAGTTAACTCAAAAAATCAGACAATTTGCATCAGAACAAGAAATGAGTTCTGAAGATATTAAGTATGTTATCAATATGGTTCTTTCTTCTGTTGATATAAATGATTTATCACCTGAAGATAAGGAAGAAATTGTGGGTAAGTTTGAACCATCTGATGAAATGGATTTAGGTGGTGATGACAAAGACGGTACTGATTATACTGATGACACTGAAGTTGAAGATATCCAATCTATGATGGATGTTGAAAATGATGCAGACATGGTAGATGCAGGGGCGACTGAACAAGGTTTCGGTGAAACTGAAGAAGGTGAACAAACAGAACAATGGCAGGCGGCGGTGGCACCAGCTCTTGAAAAAATGGCTATGAGCTATGTTGCAGACAAGGCTATGGATAAAGTTTCTGACATGTTCACAAGTAGTTCAAATAACGAAGGTGAAATGGAAGAAGCAGAAGAATCTAAGGCTGAGAAAAGTTTATTAGATCATTTATTTTCAGAGTCTAAAGTAGATAAGGTTTTATCAAAATATTTCGAAGTAAACGAATCAGAAAAGAGAGTATCAAGTGAGAAAAACGCTAAAAGACAAATTCAAAAGAAAACTAAAGTAGTTAAGGTTATGGAATCAGTTAAGAAATTTTCTGAAACTATTGAACAAGAATTAGCTGCTGAAAAGTTCTTAGAGGAAAATGCGAGTTTCAATTTCATTGGAAAAACAAACAAGAAGAATTTAGTATTTGAAAATGGAAATAAACAAACAAAAATTTCACCTGAAGGATTATTAGTATGAGTTATCTAATCTATGTTAATGGACTTGGTCCAAACTTCAGAGGTGATAATTTATATGAATTTATTTTTTCAGATAAAAAAGATGTTTGGGGTGAGAATTGGGATAGTAAACCATCTAATGGTTATCCTCAACCACCTGAATTAAAATACGTGAAAAGAGTAGGAGTTCTGAAAAACACCGATGTAAAATTGGAGTTAATTCAGAACTCTGATTATTTTAGTATGATAGATGCCGTTGATGGTGTTGTTGCGTTGGCTTGGGAAAGTGATGAAGAAGAAAATAGAATGGTTTTCAGGTTTGGACAAACGGAAGAAGAAATAAACGACATATTGTATTCGAAAGATATAATTCTTTCAATAGACAAAAAAGAAGTATATGAAAATTAATAAGAAAGCCCTTGAATTAATAGAGGTTGGATTAAAGCCAGACACAGTTGCAAAATTGTCAGAGTCACAAATCGATGTTTTACATTCAAGACTAATTGACGAAGCGATTCAACAAAAAACAACAACGTCATATGAAATCCCTACTGCGGATGTTGAAAAAGGGGTTACTCTTCCTCCTGTTGCTGCGGGTAAAAAGGTTACAGTGCAGAAAACACCAACAGGTGTTAAAGTTACACCGACAGAAGGTGAAATGAAAGAACAACCGGACAGTGAAGTTAGTGCAACTGACAAAAGTGCGGGAGGTACAACACAAGACCCTGTTCAGGTACCAGCACCCGATGGAACTGATGATGATGGAAATGCTGAAATAAATAAAGAGAAAGATATTACTGAAGCTAAAAAGAAGGGAAAGGACAAAACAAATCCATGGGCAATATGTACATCTCAGTTAGGTAAGGAATTCGGTACTCAGGAGAGACATTTATGGAATGCCAAAGAAAAGAACAAATATGAGAGATGTGTTAAAGATGTAAAAAAATCTTTGAAGGAAGGTAAAAATCCGTTATCTTTGTTTGTAGAAAACAAGATTATGGAATTAGTATCTAAACATATCCCACCAAGAATGACTAAGGCTGAATTAATTAAACATATTAATGAAGATGGACCTGCAGTTGCACCATCAAAACCAAAAACGTCACCGACAACAAAACCGGGTAAACCAAGTACAAGACCACAAAAACCTGGACATCCTTTGAGAAACCCTAATCCTGGTGAGAAACCAGCACCAAAAGCTCGTTATGAAAAGGCTAAGGATGAGGTTTTGGATGTAATTGCACAAATTTTAAAAAAGTAATCATGGCAAAGAAAGTTCAAGAACAAATAGATTATGCTGGTAGACCTGAAAGAATGGATCCTAATTTAGAAAGAAAACTAAATGATCCTGAAGGTATGTACGCAACTAACCCTGCAATGAAAAAGGGTGAAAAAGACGTACAAAGATTAGTGAGTTCAAGATTTCAAAAGGTTGCAAAAAAATTGAGAGATGTAACAGGTATTCAAACATTAACAGGAAATCAAGTTCAGAACTTATACATGCAAATGATGTCTAGAATCCCTATGATTATGCAAGTGGAGGCTAGGAACAAAAAGAAGTTAGAGGACTTGGCAGTTAAAGCGTCTTTGGATGAAACTGAGGTACCTGAAGGATGGGTTGAAATCGATGCTCAATTAGGTAGTCCTATTGATGTTTCAAATTTCAGATATGAACCTGATCAGGAGGAAGAAGATGAAGAGGAACAAGAAGAAAAACAATCTTTAGATATACCGTCTTTCGATGTTGAGGATTTAACTGACGAAGAGGAATTAGAATTAGAGAAACATAAGAGAAATATAATCAATGCTATAATTCAAGGAGCAGCAAAAAAAGGACATTATATTTTCCAAAAACCATCAATCAAGAGAGAACTTGACAAAATAAATCCTGAATTATTTGGACTTTATTTGGCAATTATGGCGGTGAATGATTACATGTATTTCACTCAAGAACAAATGATTGAAATGATGAGTCAAACAGGTCAAGGTGTTGCAGGAAAAGTAGAATTAGACCCAGGTGGTGACGATGAGGAAGAAGAAGGTGGAGATGAAGGTGAATCTGAAATCGACACTGTAATCAAAGCACAAGGGATGATTTTTCCAATTTTATGTCATGAAATAATCAAAGGTATTGAAGAATCAAAAGCAAGACACGGATTACCGAAGGAACCCGGAATGCGTCAAAAGGTACAAAGCCAAGTAGATTTGTTATCAAACGAGCCTATGCAACTAAGAATTGGGCCTGAGATTGTTGAAAAAATTAGATTCGCATTACCTGATCCAATGTTTGAAGATGAAAACAAAGGATTAATAAATTGGTTCCATATCTTGTTATACCAAATACCAGCTCAAGAATTTTTGGAAATCGTAGGAAATGCCATCTCTGAAGATGCGTCTAAAGTAAAGAAAGCAACTGCAAGATTTGAAGAAATCATGAAAGAGGCTCAAAATATGAAAGACGAATTTGAGGACTATAAAGAAGAGGAAGGTATTGATTCTGAAGATGAAGATGACGGACTTGATGATTTCTTCGGTAGTATGGGTATATCAAGACCCAAATAAGTCTTTGTGACTAGAGAACAATTAATTATTGAAGTTACGAAGTGTATGAAAAACACTCCGTACGCGATGAAAACATATCTCCAAACCTTTGATAATACGGTTAAGAAATATGTGCCTTTGGATTTATTTCCTGACCAGCTTACATTGGTTGAGGATTACGACAACTATAATGAAAACATTGCCCTGAAATATAGACAGGCGGGTGTTTCCACAGTTACCGCAGCTTGGGCGTCAAAAAGATTGGCATTTGCAAAAAAGAATAATCCTGAAAAGGTTCTAATCATCGCAAACAAACTTGATACTGCGGTCGAATTTGCAAATAAAGTGAGATCATTTACCGAACAATGGCCACAATGGGTTGGTGTTGGGTTTTCTCCTGACAAAAACGCCGCACGTCATTTCAAACTTACAAATGGTTGTGAAGTCAAAGCAGTTGCGACTTCAAAGGATGCCTTACGTGGATATACTCCAACAATATTAATTTTTGATGAAGCCGCTTACATTGAGGCAGATGATGACTTTTGGGCTGCCTGTATGGCCTCACTATCTACGGGTGGTAAGGTTATTGTAATTTCTACGCCTAATGGATATGATCCAATCTATTATGAGATTTACGACCAAGCTCTAAAACAAATGAATACATTCAAAATCACTGAAATGTTTTGGTACAAAGATCCAAGATATAATAGGGATTTACAAATGATCAAAACAGAAGATTTGATTGAATATTTGTTGAACAGAGAAAATTTCCCCAACACAGAAATTGTAGATTTATCTGTAGAAGATGCCTATGAAAGGGACTATGATCTTGTGAGTAATTACTTATCTAAAGGATTTAAACCTTACTCATCTTGGTTCGAGAGTATGGTGAAAAAACTTAAGTATGACAAGAGAAAAGTTGCACAGGAATTAGAATGTAACTTCTTGGGTTCAGGTGATAACGTATTCGACGCCAACCAACTAATGAGGATTAAAGAGAACGATATCAGAGAACCTGATGGTAAGATGATGGGGGGTAGTTTATGGATATGGAAAGAACCTGTTATGTCACACAAATACATTATGGGTATTGACGTATCTAGAGGTGATTCTGAGGACTTTTCCTGTATTGTGATAATAGACTTCGACGATAGAGAGCAAGTGTTTGAATACGTCGGAAAACTACCACCAGACACATTGGCAGAGATAGCCTATAAGTGGGGCAACATGTATAACGCATTTGCGGTTACGGATTTGACAGGTGGTATGGGAGTTGCAACTGCAAGAAAATTACAAGAGTTAGGATATAGAAATCTATACATTGAGGGTGTTACGGACAAAAACAAATATAAGTGGGACCCTAAGAGAGACGAAAAAATACCTGGAATTAACTTTAACAACAAACGTGTACAAATTATTGCAGCATTTGAAGAAGCGTTAAGACACGACTTCAAAATCAGATCATCGAGATTATTGAATGAGATGGGTAAATTCATATACGTTCATGGAAGACCTGATCATCAAAAAGGACATCATGATGATTTGATTATGGCAATATCTATGGCGATTTATGTTGGAGATACATCTTTCCAAAGTTTGACCAAAGTTATTAATCAAACAAAAGTCATGATTGATTCTTGGAAAACTACAGTAACTGAAAATAGAATGAGGTCAGATTTTTTTAACCCAATGATTCCAGTTGCTGGAAGAGATAGTGGAAGATATCCAAATGAGGTTACTAAAGGTGATTATGAGAAGTACGCCTGGTTATTTAGGCCCAAATAACTATTTATATTATCTACGTAATAAGTAAAATTGTATCATGAGTGAAAAGAACCTAACGGTCTGGCAGAGATTATCCCAAGCTTTTGGTCCTAATGCTCTTTTGAATCAAGATTATCCAACATTTCATTTTGATAAGAAAGAGTTATTAAGAACACAGGACAAAGGGGAATATGAGCGTGAAAAATTACAGGCTCAACAAACATTTTATCTGTCCAATCAGTGGGCAAAAGTTGAGAATAACCTATATTCACAAGCAGTATATTATGAGCCAACAAGATTGGCTTCAGTATATGATTATGAATCAATGGAGTATACTCCTGAAATTTCTGCAGCTTTGGACATTTATGCTGAGGAATCTACAACAACGAATGAAGACGGATTTATTTTACAAATCTATTCTGAATCTAAGAGAATTAAGGGAGTACTAGCAGATTTATTTAACGACAAACTTGATATCAACACAAACTTACCTATGTGGACAAGAAATACTTGTAAGTATGGTGATAATTTTGTGTATTTGAAATTGGACCCTGAAAAGGGAGTTGTTGGTGTTCAACAACTACCAAATATTGAAGTTGAAAGAGTTGAGGCAGGTATGCATGAAAAAAGAGCTCAATCAATAGAGGATCCTACCGCCCAAAGAGCATTACATTTCAAGTGGAAGAACAAGAACATGGAATTCCAATCATGGGAAATTGCTCACTTTAGATTGTTAGGTGATGATAGAAAACTTCCGTATGGTACTTCTATGTTAGAAAAGGCAAGAAGAATTTGGAAACAACTTTTACTATCAGAAGATGCGATGTTGATTTATCGTACATCGAGAGCACCTGAAAGAAGAATATTCAAAGTTTTTGTTGGTAATATGAATGATGAAGATGTTGAAGCATACGTACAACGTGTTGCCAACAAATTCAAAAGAGATCAAGTTGTGGATCAAAAGACAGGTAACGTTGACATGAGATTTAATCAGATGGCAGTTGACCAAGATTATTTCGTTCCTGTTAGAGACCCTGCAGCACCATCTCCAATCGATACATTACCAGGTGCACAGAACTTAGCGGAGATTGCTGACATTGAATATATTCAGAAAAAACTTTTAACTGCACTTCGTGTACCTAAAGCGTTTTTAGGTTTTGAAGATGTTGTTGGAGACGGAAAGAATTTATCACTTCAAGATATTCGTTTCGCAAGAACTATTAATAGAATTCAAAAGAGTATGTTGCAAGAACTTAATAAAATTGCAATCATACACCTTTTCTTAAATGGTTTTGAAGAAGAAATTGGAAACTTTACATTAGGACTTACAAATCCTTCAACACAAGCAGATCTTCTTAAGATTGATGTTTGGAAGGAAAAGATATTGTTATACAAAGATGCAGTTTCGGATCCAGGAAACGGAATTCAACCTGTTTCATCTACATGGGCTAAGAAACACATTCTTGGATTCTCAGATGAAGAAATCAAACTTGATTTACAACAACAAAGAATCGAAAAGGCTGTTGGTGAAGAACTTAAAAATACACCTGCAGTTATTCAAAAAACAGGAATATTCGATAACATCGATAAATTATATGGATCTACAACAGGATCCACATCAACAGCTTCAAGCGAAACTGAAATACCAGAACCAGGAGGTGGTGGTGGAGCGTTAGGTTCATTACCGACAGAACCTGAAGCAGCACCTGAGGCACCTACAGGAGGAGAAGAGGCACCAGCAGGTGGTGAACCAACAGTACCTGAATCAAGATTTGATAACATGAATATTCTTGTTGAGAACGATATGATTAGAGGTAAAATGGTTTTAGATTTAAGTCAAGGACAACAATTTTTGGGAGAAATTGAAAAAGAGTTAGACAACTTATTAAACTCATAATATTTATAAACAAAAATGCAGTCCATGACATTCGGAGAAGTAAAATCCATAATAGAAGAGAGCTTAATTGAGTCGTACAAAGATCCCAAAGGCTTCAAGAAAGTGATGAATGAATTTCATCAAAACGTATTGACAAATAAATCAATTTCAAGACTTTATGCTCTTTATGATGATCTTACTTCCGAAAAAGGATTGAGTGAGTTAGACGCCAAAGAATATTTGGAGGAGGGAATCTCTCTTATTCAAAACATTATCAGTACATCCAAGTTACCAAGGTTCACTTCGAAAAGTGTTCCGAACAAATATGAAAATTTAGATACAATTGTTTATTCTAAAAATTTAAATATTTCAGAAAGAGTTCAGGCTAAAAAAAATATCATCGAGAATTTGATGAGAGAACCCAAAAAAATACAAGAGTCTATTAATATACCGATTAAGTCTATGGTTAATGTTGCAAACCAAACTTTAGAAAATTATATCGAGACAATGGACGAGTCTGCTAAAAAAGATTTTTTAAAGATTGTGAAAGGAAACCAAACACAATTAGAAGAAGAATTCTCTACAATTAAAGAAAGTGCTATAAAAAAATTAGAAAATATATTAGAGGCAGAAAACGAATTCGAGATTAAAACTAAAATCTCTGAAACAATTGATCGACTTAGAATCGAAGAATTTAATCAAATGAACTTTATTAGATTAAGTTCACTTGAAAAATCAATTTAATCCTTGCTTTAGTCTTTGAGAATATATTGCCTTTAATTTTTGTGTTCTTTTTTGAACAGAAGGTTTAACAAATTCTTTTCTCTCGAAAAGAATTTTTTGTTGCTTTGTTTTGATAACTTTGGACTTTAAAGTCTTTAATGCCTTCTCAATGTTATCATTTCTACCTATTTCGATTATAATCATAATATTACATATATTTTCTTGTTCCTATTTTTTTTGACTAATGAGAATTTTTTTTCTATTTTTATAAAAATAAATAAACATTTTGTACATGAAAAAGAATGAAAAAAGGAAAAACTTCTAAAATTAATAATTTTGAATCGTTAAAAGTAAATTATGGAACGGTGGATTCAAAAAATTTAAAATCAATTTACATAAACATACAATCTTGGGTTAACCCAAAAATTATATCAGACAATTGGAATCGTATCGTATGTAATTTAAGTAGAGAAATAAAACATACAGTTTACAATCAAATTGATAGAGACTTATATGAAGAAAAAACAATTGTCGATTTGGATCTCAGAACAAGTGGAATCGTATTCGGAAAAAAATCATTCCTCAATCTCGAAATTAACCTTTACACATTATCAGAGTTAGATTTCAAATCAACAAAAGTTCGAGATTCAATTAAAAAATTAGTCTATAAAATAAATTACGAAAATTTTCAAAACAATAAATTCTTTGATTTTACATTAACCAAAAATGGTAATTTAGTAAAATAGTATCTCAAAGTATATTTATAGTAAAATCTTTAATGAAACAATTGAGAATACTTGGTCCCCACGAAATAGGTAAGGGAATTTTAATTGAAGACGATGCGGGGTATCTTTCTCCTCATGATAAGTTAAATGAAGCTTTCCTTAAGGAAAATAATTCAATGGATCATAAGAAACCATTTGAATTTTACGCTGTATTACAGAAGTATAACACTCCAAATAGAAACGGTAGATTTTACCCTGAACAAATTCTGAAAAGAGAAGCGGACAGATACAAAAAAATAATTGAAAAAGGACTATCAACTTCTGAGTTGAACCATCCTGAATCATCATTAATTGATTTGGATCGTGTCTCCCATTTAATCACTGATATATGGTGGGAAGGGAATGTTTTGATGGGTAAATTGAAATTATTGACATCACCAGGTTTCCACGAAAGCGGTATTGTGTCAACTAAAGGGGACATTGCTGCGAACTTGATGAGACAAGGTGTTACTATGGGAGTATCATCAAGAGGTGTGGGATCATTAAAAAAGGTTGGGGAAAGAAACGAGGTTCAAGATGACTTCGAACTAATTTGTTTCGATTTAGTATCATCTCCATCAACACCAGGTGCTTATCTTTTCCCAAATGCGGATGATAGAATGAAATACGAGGAAAATCTTGAAGAAGAAAAAAGAATAGAAATAGAACCTAGCTCGAATAAGTCGCTTGATTTAATGAAAAAATTGACCGATTATTTAGGTAGATAAATTCAAACTATGGACGAAAAATTTTTTGTAGCAAAAATTACTTACGATTTACCTGATGAAAACTCTGGTAAAATCAAAAAAATCAGAGAGGAAAAACTTGTTAAAGGGTATTCAGTAACCGACGTTGAAGCAAAGGTTACCAAAAAATACGAAGGTTTCTCACATGATTGGAGAATCACCTCCGTATCTGAAAGTAAGATTGATGAAGTAATTGAATAAAGTGGTCTTTGACCACTTTTTTTATTTAGATGATATTTATAAACAAAAAGTACAATGAATATTATCTTATCTTACCCTGACGGTAATAAAATATTACAAGACTCTACAATTGAAGATGGAGTCGCAGCTGCAACGGCTTTATCCCTTACACAATATAACGTTACTCCATGGACTTCTACACCAATTTATGTTAATGATGCTAGTGGGAGTGGGTTTGTTGTATCGATTAATGAAAGTTCTACGGTATCAAGAATATTAGTCTTTGATACAACAGCTGCTAACGTGTTGTCGTGGGTTTCTACAAATTTCCCAACCGCGACAGTAACAACTATGGGAAAAAATAACTTTACATTATACTCAGCCTAAATTTTTTTGATTTGGGCACTATTTATTAGTTAAAATAATAACAATTTATTATGCAAAAAAATAAATCAATTGTTGAAGAGGCACTTATTCAAATGAAAAACGTTGAAGAAGCTATCGCCGAAAATGCAAAAGGAATACTTCGTTCTACAATGAAAGAAGAAATCGGACAATTAGTAAAGGAATCTCTATCTGAACAAGAGGAAGAAGACGAGATTGAAATGGACTCAGAAGTAGATACTGAAATGGATGACGAATCAGATGATGAGGAGTTAGACATGGATGTTGATAATGATGAAATCGAAATGGATTTAGATATGGATTCTGAA